TTAACCGCTATTCACCATTTTAGTGGATGGAATGTGGATACCATCACTAAGCGGATTCAGGTGAATTGCGTCGCTAAGGTGGTCGGGTGAAAAATGCGCATAAGTCATAGTCTGCTCAATTTTCGAATGTCCCAATATTTTATTTAACGTCAAGATATTCCCCCCATTAATCATGAAGTGCGCCGCAAAGGTATGACGCAAAACATGCGTAGCCTGGCCCTTGGGAAGATCTGGCTTTACCTCCCTAAGTACCTTGCGATATTCGACATAGTCAACGTCGAAGAGTCTGCCGGTGGTTTTGGTTTTGACGTATTTCATGACCTCATCAGAAATGGGGACGGTGCGCGCCTTCCCGTTTTTGGTTTTGGTAAACGTCACTTTTCCATGCATCATGTTCTGAGCCAGCATATTCAGCGATTCTCCCCAGCGGCCGCCGGTGCTTAAGCACAGAACAGTGAGGCGCCGGGCGTCACCACTTAAAGCTGAAAGCAGCCTTTCGATCTCTTCAGTACTCAGATAGGACATTTCGGGCCTTTCCTGCTTGAGATCTGTGATCCCTTTTAGTGGGTTCTCTGCGTGGAGATCTTCCGCTTCAGTCAATACACGGAATAGGCCTCGTAACGTACTCAAGTCGCGGTTAACAGTGGAAGCCTTAACCCCTTCATAAAGGCGCTGGCTTCTGTACTCAGCAATAAATCCCTTATTGATTTTTGAAAGGCGAGGGTTTCCCATATCACTAATTACCCGCTTAAGTTCGCGCTGTCGCTTCTCACCGTACTTATGACTTCGGCCGTGCAGCTCCCACCATCTATCAAGCAGCTCACTTAGTCGCCTGTGATCGGTTGGTTTATCCAGCCAGTCTTTGTCGTGCATATTGCTGATGACATATTTTTCAAAAGCCACAGCATCAGCTTTCTTTTTAAAAATCCGCTGTATACGACGTCCTGTCGCTCCACGCGGTCTAATATCCACTTTATAGCGTCCACCATCGATCAGCTTAACGGTCATAGCTGTCACCTCTGGTAAACACGTGATCTGGTGTCACGTAACAGATAGTTACGCGATAATTTTCATAGAGATAAGCAAGAAAGATGCTCAGCCAATTTTCTGGTCTGAGGGCTGAGAGGTTATTTCGTCTTGCCCAAAGTGTGCGAGAACCGGTGCGATCTGACCGGACTCAGGAGCAATCTTTCCTGTGATAAACCACAGGGCATATTTCTCGAAACGTGGGTGATTCAAGATGTTTGTTATCACTTCAGTGCTTGGTACGGTTTTGTTTTCTTCATAACGCCATAATGCATCGTTACCAATTCCGAGCATCCTTGCCACTTCCGGGCGACTGGTCAGCCGCTCACTTTCACGCATAAGCTTAAGCTTGGCACCAATACTCATATTCATATTGCAAATCTCCTATATGGATCGTAATATCACTATGTAAACCGCAATTGTGGGGTGATTTTTGAAGTAATACCCCAAACATGGAGATTATCACATGAAAGATGCAGTTTTGAGCGCACTGTTTAAGATTCCAGATCCGATCACTGCTGATGAGTTTTCTCGTCGAACCGGCAAAACGGAGTCAGCCGTTCGTCACATGATGGATCGCCGCCTTTTACCGATGGTCACTGAGCGCGAAGTACTTGGCCCTGATGGCAGTACTCGCCGCCTCCTGATTCTGTGGAACGAATGGCTTGAGATGGTTCATGAAGCTACGTCAAAACTCCCCCCTGAGCGACAGGACTGGCGAGCAGGTTGGATCAAGAAAGCCAATAAGCTGGCGAATGATATGGGCGTAAACATGTTTGGTGGCGGGGCTACGGTATGAATCCCTATTTGAAAGAAAGAATAGCACTCATGGTCACTGCGATTGCAGGCGTCTGTATCGGCGCGATCGCTGTTGCGCTGACGCTTAAGTTTATCCAGGTGTTTATCATTTAAGGATGGGCCTACATGAATAAATACCACTCACAGCATGGCAAGTTCGCGGGAAGTGTTCGCGGTAACCACTGCGATAATCTACCTAAAGTCACCTGGATAAATAAGCACGCCGGGATTTGTTGCGGCTTCACCATTCGCGTATTACCGCGCAGGGTAGGCAAGAGGCGTTATCAAATTATGAAAGATGGTGATTCTTTCGGAATTGACTTTGCATTATCTGAAGCGCGCAAAACGATAGACCGTATTATCACCAATCACCACTTTATTAATCATTAGGAGAACGGGAAATGAAACGCCTTTATGCTGAACAGATTAATAAAATGCTGGAAGATTATTATTTCAACCTGGAAAACAACCCACAGGGCCGCGAGTCGCATTACGGCGTATTAGCTAGCGGCGTCCAGCACGTTTACGGTACAGCCTTCTGCATGAATGATGATGACGCCCTCAGCGAGCTTCGTCCGTTCGTTAGCGCCATCATGAATGGTGAGGTACCGTCACCAGCAGTTGTAGGGCTTGCTGTATGAGTATCTTCACCGAAGAGAAAACATCATGGGAACAGGAGATGCTGATCCGTGAGGCGATAGAAAACGCCGAACAGGGATTTACGGTTCACCTGAGAAACGGTGCGCGTATTGCCGTTAGCCCTGACAGTCCGTCAATAGATTTAATTATTTACGGTCTGGAAAAAACAATTCGCGGTAATCATGAGCGTGCGCGAATGACATTTATTGATTTTCTGTATTACTGGCATGAGAGGGTATTCAAGTCAATTAAACGAAAGCCGCGCCCTAACCACTAATTAACCAGCGTTAAAAACAACGGTATTCATTTTGCCGGGGACTCGTTTTGCCTTTTTCAGGAGGTCGCATGGGGGTTAAGTCAATCAAGCTGGAAAGCGGAATAAGCGATCCGGATTTTGTGGAAATAAGCATCAACGCACGGAAACACGAACGCGCGCACCTGCTCGGCTTACTGCGTATTTATGTTGGCCAGTTGAAAAAGGAAAGCGCCACCCCGGAAGAGATTTATTCATCAATCGAACAGTGGGCTGACGCCCGCGAATTAACCATCACTGAGGAAAGCAAACAATGAACCACTTAATGATCGACATTGAAACACTCAGCACCCAGCCGAATGCAGTGATTTGCGCGATTGGCGCGGTTTTCTTCGAGCCATCAACCGGTAAAACCGGCCCTTCGTTCTATCAAACCATTGATCCGCGAACCTCGCAGAATCGCGGCGCGCATATCTCCGCCGACACGGTGATGTGGTGGCTCAGGCAGGATAAAGAACCAATCAGCGAGCTGGTAGGCGCGAAGTCGCATGAAATTGAGGTGATGCTGGATTTCGCCAAATTCATTGAAGGCGCATTCCCTGAAACCAAGAAAAAGAATCTGAAGGTGTGGTGCAAGGGCGGTTCGTTTGATTTCCCGATCCTCAAATCTGCATTTGAACGCTCATCGCTCGAAGGCGTTTCCATGCTGCCGTGGCTTTATTGGAATGAATGCTGCTTCCGCTCGCTGCTTACAGTGGCCGGAGCTATCGGTTACGCCCCCCATCCGCGCCGCTCAGTTGCACACAACGCCTTAACCGACGCCATCTATCAGGCCGAGCAGGTTTGCGAGATCTGGCAGCGCCTGACCTCCCCGCACCTCGAATCATTGTGAGGCGCGCAATGACTAAATCACCTATCAAATGGGCTGGCGGCAAAACCCGCGTCATGCCGCAGCTGCTGATGCAACTGCCGAAAGCCGATTGTTTAATCGAGCCGTTCGTTGGCAGCGGTACCGTGTTTATGAACACGGAATACCGCCGTTACATCCTCTGCGATAGCAATCGCGCGCTGATCAATTTCTTTCGTGTGCTGACTTCCAACACCGAGCGACTGATTGATACCGCTCGCGGAATGTTCCTGGGTGGCAATAACGAAGAGCAATATTACAAGCGCCGTGCGCTATTTAACTCCATGCAGTGGAGCGATACGGGCAAGGCTGATACTGCTTTACTTTATGCCGCTTTGTTTCTGTATCTGAACCGACATTGCTTTAACGGGATATATCGCGTCAATCAGATGGGTGATCATAACGTCCCGTTCGGGAAATATGGCGCACCTTACTTTCCGACTGACGAGATGCGCCGCTTTGCCGAAAAGGCCAACGACACAAAAGCCGTTTTCATTGATGGCGATTTTCGTCACACCATCCCTTACGTTATGCAGCTGGCATATGACGCGGTTATTTACTGCGACCCACCCTATATTCCAGCCAGCAAGACAGCCAACTTCACTGCCTACGGCAAGCCATTTACCCTGGACGATCACCGCGAACTGGTTGCAACCCTGCTCGATGCTCATCGCCAGCAGGGCATCCGCGCGCTGATATCCAACAGCGATACCCCGGAAACCCGCGCGATCTACTCCGCTTTCAATCTCCATGCCTTCAGCGTCCGCCGCTCTGTCAGCGCCAAAAGCCGCGATATGGCCGGTGAAGTGATCGGCGTTCTTCGCCGCGATGTGGGTTGCAACTCTGGCGCATGTGGAGCTTGGACGAGCGCCACTGAACATCTGCGGCCGGCGGCGATGTGGATCGGGTTTGACCCGGCCGCCGGATTCGATAACGGGGAGCCATCTGATGAACACGCTTGATGCCGTTGTGACGCGAGTTCTGGACGTTCGTCCATATCGCCATTTCTGGGTCGTCGAGGTGGAGGCGCTGTGCTACGGCGATTACAGCACCACGATCATTATCCGCGACAGCGAAAAAGAAGCCCGCCAGGTTAAGCCCGGCGACACGGTGACTATCTGAGGTGCCACAAATGAACGAAGAAACCAATTATCGCCGGTTCTGGCGAAGCACAGTTATCTGTATAGCCCTCTGCTCGCTGCTGTTCTGGCTCCCGATGGGCTATCTCGCCTTTCGTGTTTTCTCTGTGGTGTGGGAGGCGCTGTGGTCGCTTATTACAACGAAGTAGACCCCCACGCAGTGCAGCACCTGCGCAACCTTATCGACGCCGGCCATATTGCGCCGGGCGTCGTTGATACCCGCTCAATTGAGGATGTAACCCCCAATGACATTAAAGGATTCAATCAGTGCCATTTCTTCGCCGGGATCGGCGGATGGTCTCTTGCGCTGCGTCGCGCTGGATGGTCAGACAGTCGCCCGGCATGGACAGCGTCATGCCCCTGCCAGCCTTTCAGCGCGGCAGGCAAAGGGCTTGGGTTTGCTGACGAGCGGCACTTATGGCCCTCCGCACATTGGCTTGTCGTCCAGTGTCGCCCTGTCGTGGTTTTTGGCGAGCAATCTGGCAGCGCTGACGCGAACGACTGGATCGACCTTGTACAAGCTGACGTGGAAGCCCTGGGCTATGCCTTCGGGGCGGTTGCGTTTCCGTCTGCGAGCGTCGGTGCACCGCACCAGAGAGACCGTGCTTATTGGGTGGCCGACGCCGATTGCCAGCAATGGGAGGGGTGCGGGGAATTTCAACCGACAGGGGGGGGGTAAACCTTCAGACAGCGGCGTTATTAGCGGGTTGGCCCACACCGACGGCAACGGACGGGAAAGGCGGTTATCAGGGTGGACGGATCCGCAACGGGAAGCTATCGACAGACAGGCTCGATGTGGCTGCGCAGCTTGCGGGCTGGCCGACACCAACCACGAGCAACGACCGCTCGCCCTGTCCGCAAGAAGCTATGCGGACACATCGCGACAATGGAACAAAGATTCAGAAGCGGCTGCAGGATGTAGCTGCATTATGCGGCCCGGCCCGGTTAACGGCTTCTGGAGAGATGCTGATTGGCTCCACGGCCAGGATGGATGGTGGAGGCCAGTTAGACCCGGATCATTCCCGTTGGCTAATGGGGTTCCCGCCAGAGTGGGAAGAGTGCGCACCTACGGAAACGCCATCAACATTGAAGCGGCGGCTGCGTTCATAAAGTCATATATGGCGGCGGTGGCTCATGTCTGATTCTTCCGCTGTAGCCTGGGAGTGGAATGCTAAACGGCAGGCCATTAACCCAAACCACGTCGCTGATCCTGAAATTGAGTATCTCACCCCAAAAGGCGAGCGGAAGATGCTCGCCTATGGTGATCTCGTTGATGCGGCTTACCGTTACCCCATGCGCCCGCGCGAAGGGGAGGCGCGAGAAGCATTTGACCGTAAAGGCCACGCCAGCTATCTCCGGCGCCGGGTGCAAACGCTCCCGGCATTTATCCGTAAGCGTTTCGCCCAGCACCTTGAAAACCTCGAACGCAACAAGCCAAAAGATGCGGTGCGTTGGTTGTTAGGTACCTTCGAGCGTCATGTTTTACGCCGTATTGATGCGGTGAATGCGCAATACCTGCCTCAAAACAACCTGCCCGCAATTCTTATCCCGCTGCGAGATGAATTCCATCTGCTGCCGTGGGCCGACAAAAAGCGCCTGAAACGACTGGCTTATAAGCTCGCCAACCTGATGAAAAGCGAGTTTATGCGCGAGTTTGATTTTCAGTATGAGAAAACCGCTGATGTTGAGTTTTCCACGCTTTACGCATATGGCTTTATCGCCAGCAAAGCGACGGTGCTCAATATTGCGATCCCGGGCTGGGATAAATATTGCGATGAATCACTTCAGGCCGAAGATGCACTGCGTGCTATTGCGCGCCTTCAGAAAGAAAAATGGTGGCTGAGTAAAATCCGCCGTATCCATGATCGCTGGCGCGAACACCTCATGATTGCAACGGGTTATGTCAGCAAGGTGGCATCGCCGTATTGCTCTGATCCCTGCTTCAGGGAGTGGATAGCTCAGAAGAAAGCAAACCTTGAATTTCTTAATGCGATGGAGCTGGAAGACCAGGACACCGGCGAGCGTAGTTCTTTGCTGGATAAGGTCATGGGTAGCGTATCTAACCCGAAGATCGCGCGCCATGAGCTGATGGTACGCATGCGCGGTTTTGAAGATATGGCTAACGAAATGGGCCTGGTCGGCATGTTCTACACCTTGACTGCGCCGTCGCGTTATCACTCAACGCATGTGCAATCCGGGAAGCGAAACGATAAATACCGCGACGCCAGCCCGCGCAAAACTCAGAAATACCTCTGCAAAGTATGGTCGCGCGTCCGTGCCAAATGGGGGCGCGAAGGCATTCGCACCTTTGGTTTTCGTGTTGCCGAACCGCATCATGATGGAACCCCACACTGGCACCTGTTGTTGTTCCTGCGACCAGAAGAGGCTGAGTACGCCACAGCTATTTTCCGCAAACACGCGCTGCGTGAAGACGGTGGCGAGCCAGGCGCTCAAGAGCACCGTTTTACCGTCACGCCGATTGATGAAAAATTTGGCTCAGCGACGGGATACATCGCGAAATACATCTCAAAGAATATCGACGGTTACGGCATGGATGGCGAGTTAGACGACGAGTCCGGCCAGCCAGTCAAGGAGATGGCAAAGCGCGTTCGGGCTTGGGCTTCTCGTTGGAGCATTCGCCAGTTTCAGCAGATTGGTGGCGCTCCCGTTACTACCTGGCGCGAGCTGCGCCGGCTGGGTAGCCGTGAGCTGGTATTGCATCCGGAACTTGAAGCGGCCCGCGCGGCAGCTGATGCGCCGGACTGGCCGGGATACACCAACGCCCAGGGAGGCCCATTTGTTCCGCGAGATTGCCTGCGCGTTCGCCTCAACTACGAATACACCGAGGATGGAAATGATTATGGTGACACGGTCGCCAAAATCACAGGTATCTATTGCCCGTATTCGGGCGGTGATTCTGTCATTTTCACCCGCACCACCGATTACAAGATTGTGCCGAGGAGTAATCCGTCGCCGGTCGAGAATTTGACCTTAGAAGGCCGCGCAGCGGCCCCTCGGAGTTCTGTCAATAACTGTACGGGGCGCGCCGAATCGGACGAAAAACCACCGTCAGAAACGGCGGTGTCAGCTGATAAAACCACGCCCGACGACAGTTCAGTGACAGAACTTCCGCTGAATATCGATGTTTTGAGGCGATATTCACGCCAGCAAAGGCAGGAGATCACCAGCAGGCTAAGAAAATCCGCCCGGGAAAGCTCAGATCAAGCCTTCACGCGTACCGCGCGCTGCCTGCGCACGTCGATTGATGACGAATCCGCGCTGGCATGGGGGCCAAAAGTTACCGCCGCTAAAGATATGAGCCTGACGCCGGAAGAGGCCGAGCAGCGCTGGCGCGAGCAGCTGAGGATCGAGGTGGAACGGCGAGCAGATAACTACGCGGCAGCGGTTGCGGAGTATCAGAAGAAAAAAGCCGAGGCCGCATTGCGCCAGGCGCAGCAAAAAGAAGCAACGCATAAACAAGGCATCTCCGAAGAGATGATCGCCAGCATCGGCGTGCAGCTCCGCGACTGCCGGATTTTCGTCAGTGATGAAGTTGTGAGGTCAATTGCTGACGGCGCACGCGTTCGCCATGGTGGCCGCCTGCTCGCGGCGGGAAACGGCCGGTTGCGTGAGGTGAAGGTATGGCGCGCAGGCGAGAAAGATAAACCAACTTCCGAATATATGGTCGTACGTTACTTGATCATGCGCTGGAGGAAGGCGGCTCAATACAAAGGGTAAGGTTGATTTTTGAACGTATAGCGACGTTGGGTTTGATGAGTATGATCCATTGTTCTTTTTCGATGGATGCTAACCGCATGGCAACTGTGGTTTAACCTTTAATGAGCACCAAACTTTTACCGTCTCTTCATTCTACAGATAGGCGTAACTTGACTACCTTTAACGCAATTAAATTAAACTAATAATTATGAGTCATAGTAAATTATCTCCGGAAAAGTAATTGAACGATTAGATAAATCGATTGATCAAGTTAAATTGCCTCGGCGGGATTAAGTTATTTTCTTGTGAATAACCATTAGTTCTTTTGTTATATTAATCCTGAAGTCAGAAACATCCTTTAATCTTACCTCGATAGGTTTATTTATGTTGTCAGATAATACATCGTCAAAGTTATCGCAAAAATAATTCAACTTTTGAGCGTATTCTGTAGCATTAGGAAACGCTGATAATAAGGAAAACGAATCACGTAACTCATTAAGAAGCGGTAATAAGTCATTTTGATAAGCGGTTGTAAAATCTGCAGGGTTTAATTTTAATTTGCTGTTTACCCCAGACGATAAATTTATAACGCCATTGTTTATTTGAGGCATCACTACTTCTCTAACCCAAAAGCCATCATTAATTGCATCATTTTTTTGAGTATATCTTTGCCAAATGGCCGTACCTACTGAGAATAATATAGCCAAACCAGATAATATGTATGATCCCCAGTCGGTATCACTCTCTGGTGTTTGTATGTAATTATAAATATCTAGGTTCTTTTTTGAAGACCCATCTTCAGTCAACATGTTTTCAGAAATGTCATGGGTTTTATTAATATTTAATGATTCCGTACTAAATCCTAATATATGAGCATCGCATACTTGGATAGTGTTTGATGTGGGGGCGAGGCAAATGTTTTTACCTTTCAACAGCTCCCCCTCGGCTGCATAACTAATGACACTTTGAAATATAAATATGAGTACAATTTTATTTAAAATCATATACGTTACGCCGCGTCAGAATCAAAAAAACGGTTCGTTTTTGTACAATCCCCTCTCAACAGCTCGTTCAAGCTCTGTGAGCATGCCTATCTCATAATCATGTTCACCTAGTCTAGCTTTAGCGTAGAACTGAGAAGTAGATGAAAATCTAGGCAATATGTTTTCTAGCATTCCGAGGAAATAGGAGCTTGATACAACAACATTCTGAGGTATTTTAAAAGTCAAAACATCGTTACTGTTCACATCAAAACTATCTACACCAAAAAGTTCAGAGGCTCGGCGGCCGTTCGCTCTTCCAGCAAACAGAGTCTTGTGCTGAGTATTAACCAACTTATTGAAATCAACCAAAATATCTGCCATTTTCATTCTTCCGCCTCATTTCTGAACTGCTGTGCAGGCTGTTGTTCCAATTCTACAGAAGGTAATGGGAACTTTATGTTGACCATTACGCCTGGGAACTTAACCTTGTGCATCTCACTAAGGTAAGCCCGATCTGGTGGATTTTCAAGACCAACCGCATTAAAAGGATAAACAGAGCGTACTCTATCTCCTTGTTTTAGTGATTTTTTTATAATTCTAAATTTACCATCAAATTTAATGTGGGTACTTCCCGTAATCAGGGACATTACTGGCTCAATGACGTCTTCACCTTGTATGCGTCGGAGATGATCATGCATCCCTTGGAAAACATCTAGAAGTTCCATTGTTCCTGTGCCATTGCTATCGTTTACGTCTTCATTCTTACAACTTACACGCTCTTGCAAAGCAGCAATTGTGATTAATCCATCTTTAAACATACCCTTGCATTTTCTATGCCTGTCAACATATGGCAAAATATGGTTGTTGTAAGAATAATGATTCAGCGGTAGTTTATGGAAGGTTTCTGTTATTGTATTCCCAAAGTTGAAAATAGAAACCTCACATACCGGATGAGAGTGACTGTGATTTACAAACCCACGGACATACCATCTTGGTCGTTGTGTTAAACCACAGTGTCTTTCCGCATTGTCAAGTAACTCACCCATACATGACTTTAACTTTTCTTCAGCATCAGGAAGAAGTTCCAAAGAATAAGGGTTAATGCACTTATTAATGTACTTTGTGAACTCTTCAGCAGCTTTATTTTTTGAATCGTCAGCGTAGGCGGAGGAATTTTCTTTGCCAATGCTATCATTTATGAAAATTATCTGTTTCTGATGGAGACCATCTTTATTTGATGAATCTTCAACCTCTGTATCCTCAGCTTCATTCAAAAGCCTAACAAGACCAGCATCACGAATTATTTCTAGGTGGTAAGGATCGACTGGATAAACACCATTTATCAACACTTTCCCATTTTCAATGTTTGAATTGGATTTGCTTGCTTCAGATAAAGCAAGACTCAACAAACACTCAGCCCCTAAACAGAAATCAGAAGCATTTTCATAACTAAGTGTAACAGCCTTATAAGATGACTCTTTAACCAAACGCATCGCTCTATAAATAAATTGCAAAGCGATTTCTGGTTGTTCAAAGAAAGTAAATTTCCTTGGTACTTTTAAAACACCATCAAAACCTCTAAGCCCTATATTGTCACCATGCACTAATGATATTGACTTAATAAAGTCCAGTATTGGATTTTTAATTTTTAATTTTTTATCACTTTGACTTACCCCTATTTGAGGATAATAATATTTGTTTTTTCTTTTTAATGATTTTAAAAAGCGAAACCAACCTCTTAGATACAGTTTTTTGCTATCACCGTGTATTTTTTTCATTTTTCCTACACCTAACAAGGCATTACTTTCAACATGAAAGTAATAAAGTGACAACTATAAACCATAACTTGTTATCTGATGCAAGGGAATGCACAAGTTTGCACAATTTTTTACGAGTTTTACATACTGGCCCGTCCCAGTGATAGTGGGGCCTGGAAGGTCAGAACCAAGTGCACAAAAAGAGGCATATTTAGCGCGCAGGCGAGGCGGGGGAGCAAGCGCGCGCTTTGGGGGTAGGGAAGGGGTCGGCATACCTCGCCAAAAGCCGCCTGCCGGGCGCGCACTTTCGCGGTGCATCCGGCGAGCGCGCAGGCAAAAGCCCGCCAGAATGGCGCTGGCTGCGTCTGGTTGGGGATATGATGTTGAGGTGTCGCGGGGTGTCCGATACGGTCAGAAATGGTGGTGCTGCAGGTCTGTACCGCACCGCCGGGAATGGCGGTGCGGCCTGGTGTTACTGCGCGACGTCGAGCAGGGCGTAAGGGTTGAAGCGGATCACCTCTTCACCGAGCCAGTCGTTAACATGCTTCATCGCTTCCATGACCGGCGTCAGCTCGTTGACAGCAAAGACCCTCGCCGCCTTCTCGACGTCGCCGAATGATCCGTTACCTTCCGGGATGGCGCCCATCAGCTGCGGCGGCACGCGGTGAGCCGCGAGCATGTCATCACGCGTGGATGACTTCACGCCGACAAACTCATCCTTTGCCGATATCTGGCTGAACGGCAGGATCTGCACGGCATCTTTGCCGACGCCGGGCGCACTCAGCAGGATGTTTTTAAATGCCCCGCCTCGCCGGGTATCGGTCAATGTTTTCTTCAGGTTCTCCAGGCTTTCACCGTCAGCCACTGCGCTGCTGACGTAGACGATACAACCGGCGTGCGACCCGTTGTCGTAGTAGAGCTTGCGGAACTTGTCGGCAGAGTGCGCCAGGTTCGCCGACAGCAGGCCGGCGAAATACTCCGGCATGCCGTAGATCTCCTGGTGAATGTCCGGGTTGATCACATGGCACACCGAACCGGTTTCGAACTGGTGATCGTCAAGCCCGGACTGAATAAACCAGTACGTGTTAAGATCGGAACCGCGCCGGGTGTACTTCGCCAGCGAGTTACGAAAGCCCATTGGCCCATACAGGCGGTTACGACGCATCTCAAGGTACGCGTTACCGAACACAAACCAGTCGAGCGCAAAGGCGCTGAACGCCTGGCGCGATAACAGTTTGTGCGGGATAAAGCATCCGGCCAGCACGTTACGCTTGAAGAACAGCGCCGACTGGTGCCAGCTCGCATAGCCGAACTGGTGGGCCAGTCCGTACCAGCTGATCGGCGTCTCGTAGTACCGGCCATTATTGGCGCAGTACATGTTATCCAGCAGGTCATGAGCTCCAGTCACCGGCCACGGGCCGTCGAACGTGAACGCGCTCAGGCCGGGGGCCGACTTCAGCGCGTCGGCGAGGTCGGCTTGCTCTCTGGCATACTGCCTGCCGCGCGGGGATTTTCGTCTGCTCATCAGTACTCCATAACAGTCATAGTGTTTCCGCCTTCCTGACCCAGCGGCTCGTTAACGGTGGCGAGCATGGTCGCCCAGGCGAGATCGCCGTGACTCACGCCCCGGGCGCGGTCGGTGTCGTAGGTGATGACGCCGCCGGGCGTGACCACCTTGCGCACGGCACAGAAAGCGGTGATTAGATCATATTCGCCGCGGTCATACTCCCAGCGGCCGGCGCGAATCAGTTGCAGCATTTTCAGTACCAGCATGCGCTTACTGGCTGGCGAGAACTGGTAGCACACCGCCGCCGGAAAGCGCTTCTTCACGAGCTGGTAAACCGCCTCGCCAATGCCGCTGCCGTCGATACCGATGTGCTGCACGTTGTAGCGCGTGAGCATGTTAATAATCATGGCGGCCTGCGCCTCAAACTCCATGCCGCGTACGCGAATGGTTTCAATAGTGCGGAACTTGCCACCGGGGATTAGTGGCGCCGCGTTAACAGAGATGGCCCCGCTGTCGCCTTTGCCGCTGGAGCCGTTGGGGTCGTAGCCAATCCATACCGGGCGATCGGCCATTGGCCGCATGGCGTAAGGTTTCCAGTCCGGCCACTCGTCGTAACCGTCTGCGCCGCAGCTCAGCAGCATGTTGTAGTCAAAGGCGGTTTCACCGTTCTTGATGAAGGTGCAGGCGTAGAGGTTGTCGTACTCTTCCGGGCTGTTTTCCTCGCGGATTTCGTCAATGTCAGTCAGATCCCAACCATTATCGACCGCATCCTGCAACGTGACGATCTGGCGCCAGATTTTGTCCGGGCACATCAACCCACTGTTAAGCGTCTTCCAGGACGTGTCGAACTCCACGCGCTTACCGTGGCTGCGGCCTTTGTTGAAGGCTTCACCCGACCAGAAAGGGTACGCCTCGTGACTCTCCGCTGACGGTGTCGAGAAGTAGGTACGCGTCAATCCCTTCAGGGTCGCCATTGCGCCGGCCACTTTCTTCAGGTTGGCAAACTGCCCGACCCAAAAAAATTCGTCAAAGTACAGGTTGCCGGTATAGGACTGCGCGGTTGCAGCTGACGTGCCGAGAAAGTGCAGCTCCGCGCCGTTGAACAACTGGATCATGTCGCCGCCCTTTAGCTCAACATCAACCTCAGCAGCAGCGGCGCGAATAAAGCTGCGGAACTGGTACGCCTGGCGACGGCTGGCCGACAGAAATATCTGGTTGAGCTGATGCTTGTACTTCACGTCATCAGACAGCGCACGCAGCAGCGCTTCCCGGGCAAAGTACCAGGTTGCGCCAACCTGTCGGCTTTTCAGGATCGCCCGGTTACGGTGGTGATGGTTCTCATACCAGGTTTTCTGATGCCAGTGCAGCGAGTCGATGATATTGGCCCGCAGCGCGGAGATCTGCGCCTCGGAAAAGAAGTTCTGTTTCTTGCGGATCTTCTTCTTCGGCTGCGTCACTGGTGTGCCGTTATCCAGCTTTTTGAGCTGTCGCGTCAGCAGGTCAATTTCCTTGAAGTCGCCACCGGTCTTTGTGTCCTTACTGGTGAGCTGGATCAGTCGCGCATCAATGGACGTCGTGACGCGCTGGATCGGTGGCGTGGTGTCCCATTCGTCACGTTTTTTCCATGAGTAAATCGTGTTCTGATTGATACCCATCAGGCGTGCGATTTCCGCCGGAGGGTATCCCTGCCAGTAGAGCTGCCGCGCCCGCTGCATGATGAATGCTTCTTCAATCGCCATTTGTCCTCCTCGCTTCCTGCCGGGGAGATTAACCCGCGCGCGCGTGCCCTTTCGCCCGCTTTTGGTTGTGACAGTTCCCTCACAACAACAACGCGTTGAGCGCGTGCGTCACCGCCTGCCATCATCACCGGGAACTCAGAAACCGAGCGAGTAAACGAACATGGCAGGCACAACCAAACCCCGTAAGAAATTCCGCGTTGCCGTCTCCGGTAATACCGTTGATGGCCGCGAAATTCAGCCGCAACACCTTCGCGATGCGGCGGCGAACTACAGCCAGGATGTGTACGGCGCGCGCGTCAACATCGAACACTATCTCTCCCCGTATCCCGGCAGCGACTTTGGCGCGATGGGCGATGTGGCAGCACTCAGCACCGAGGATATTACCGAAGGGCCGCTGGCCGGTCGCACGGCGCTGTATGCGGAAATTGAACCGTCTGATCGCATGGTGCAGATGACCAATAAGGGGGAGAAGGTCTACTCCAGCATTGAGCTGCACCCGCAATTCGCCCTTAACGGCAAGGCTTATATCGTGGGGCTGGCGATGACCGATACGCCGGCAAGCCTCGGCACCGAACGCCTGAAGTTTGCCACCCAGCAGCGCGCATCGGTGATGGCCTTCAACAACCAGCAGGTAGAGCCGCCGATGTTCTCCGAGGCCATTGAAGCCGAGGTCATTGAGCTGACCGCTCAGCGCAGCGACGAAGGGGCGAAGTGGTATAGCCGCGTGATGGGCATTATCAGCAAAGGCCAGAAAACTGACGATCAGCGTTTCAGCCAGATGCATCAGGTCGTTGAAGCCGTGGCGCAATCACAATCTGAACAAATTGACCAGTTCAACGCCGCTGAACTGGAGCGCCAGCAGGACAAAGCCGCCCTCCAGAAGCTGACCACCGACCTTGCCGCGCTGCGTCAGCAGCTTGAAGGGACGGACGGCAATTTCAGCCAGCGCCAGCCAGCGAACGGCGGCGCTAACGCGCAGCTCGCTGACTACTGATATCCATAACGAGAGAAACCGCACATGAGAAACTCCACCCGCAGGCACTTTGACGGCTACGTTGCCCGTCAGGCGCAGCTGAACGGCGTCACCGCCGCCGCCGTCGCGGCGCAATTCAGCGTTGATCCGACCGTGCAGCAGCGCCTTGAAGCGGCCGCGCAGCAGGATGATGCTTTCCTGAAACTGATCAACGTCTTTGGCGTTGAAGAGCAGATCGGACAGAAAATCCTGATCGGCAGCAAAGGCCCGCTGGCGGGCGTCAACAACAGCACCACCAACCGCCGCAATCCCGGCGCTAACGACCAGATGGATCCGTACAACTATCTGTGCCGTAAAACCAACTACGACTACGCCGTCAGCTACGCGCAAATGGATGCGTGGGCGCATCAGCCGAACTTCCAGCCGCTGATTAGCTCGGCGATGGCCCGTCAGATGTCGCTCGACCGCATCATGATCGGCTTTAACGGTACCAGCTACGCCGACCCGTCAGACCGGGCAGCGAATCCGCTGTTGCAGGATTGTGGTATTGGCTGGCTGCAAAAAATCCGCAACGAAGCCGCGCACCGTCGCATTACCGGCGTGACGATCACCTCGCGCAATCAGAACAACGCCATTGTCGCCGAGGGCACCTACGGCAACGTAGCGGCTGCGGTCTATGACGCCAAAAACAGCCTCATGGACGAATGGCACAAGCGCAACCCTGACAACGTGGTGATTTTGTCCGGTGATCTGCTGACAACCAGCAATTTCCCGACCCTCAACGCCATGAGCCAGACCAACCCGAACACCGAAATGCTGGCCGGTCAGCTGATTGTGGCGCAGGAACGCGTAGGCAACATGCCGACCTTTATCGCGCCTTACATGCCGGGTAACGCCATCCTCATCACGCCGTTTAAAAACCTCTCGATCTACTACCAGCGCGGCGGTCTGCGCCGGACGATCAAAGAGGAGCCGGAATACAACCGCGTGGCAACGTACCAGTCCTCGAACGATGACTTCATCGTGGAAGACTACGGCGCAGTGGCCTTTATCGACGGCATCACCTTTGCCGAAGCACCGGGCGGCGAGTAACCACGCACTGGCGGGCTTCGGCCCGCCGTCAATCGGGGAATAAACAATGCTGACACCGGCACAAAAACATTTTCAGAGGGTCATGGCCGAGCGTCATGGCAAAACAGACGAGCAGTCCGATACCGCGCGGACGGCGCACGAGCAGATCATGCATCGGCTACGCATGGATCAGAGTGCATTAAAGCGAGTGCAGTCTGACCAGGCGAAAGCGGCGATGAAACGCCAGTTGCTGCCGCATTACGAGGGCTGGATCGAGGGCACGCTCGACGGCGACAGCGGCCGACAGGATGAGGTGATCGTCACCCTGATGGTGTGGGCGATCGATGCCGGTGATTACGCGCTGGCCGCCCGCATTGGTCGCTATGTCGTCACGCATGGTCTGCTGATGCCCGACCGCTTCAACCGTACCGCCGCAACCGTTCTGGTCGATGAGATTTGCGATCCGATACTGGTGCAGGTCAAGGCAGACGATACCACCGACGTCACACCGTATCTGGCGGTGCTCGATGAGGTCGCGGACTTTACCGCAGGCAGCGATATGCCCGACGTGGTTCGCGCCAAGCTGTGCAAAGCACGAGCCTTTGCGCTGCGTAACGGCACAACCGAAGAGCAGACCACCGCGCTGGCACTGTTGCGCCAGGCGCTGACGCTGGATGCGGGCGCCGGGGTGAAAAAAGAGATTGAGCGACTGGCCCGCGTGGTTAAGAAAGCGGCTGCACAGACAGGTACTGACGGTACCGATAGCACCGATGGTTCAGATGGCGGAAAAGGCACCGAAGGCGCTGGCGATGCTGGCGGCGATACCGCAGCGGACGGCGCAGGTGCAGGCGAAGCTGCAGCATCGTCAGATCCGGTGGTAGCGGCCAGCGCCACAGCGACCAAAACCACCCGCAAAAGCCCAACCCGTAAACCGGCAGCGCGCAAAACAACAGCGAAAAAAACGCCTGCCGCCAAAAAATAACCGACTTGCGCCCCGTGCGCTGGCGGCGCGGGCGGAGATCTGCAACGCATTGCGTTTACTTTTCTCCGTCCGCTCACCGCCACCTATTCAGGAGACGACGCGATGAGCCTTGTAGCCGGTCGCACTGTTACTCCCTCTTCGGAGGATGTGCCGGACACTGACGACGGTGGCGAGAAAGTCACTGCCGGGAGTTTCTGGCCGGAAATCGCCCTGAGCGATGTGCGCATGGAGATGCGTATCAATGGCGCGGTGACCACCTCGCGCCTGAAGCAAGCCGTTATTGAGGGGGTATCCCACACCCTCGATCAACTGGCTGACTGGCAGGCCGTCCAGCTGGCAGCGGGTTACACCCAACTGGCCGACGTCCCGGCGGTCGAGGTGAACGGCGAAAGCGTGAAGGTTCATCGCTACCGCCGTGCGGTATTCAGCATCGCTCGCGCGCATATCCTCGGTACTAACCGGGACGTGGACACCACCGGTGACGCGGGCGAGAAACGCGCCGCCGCGCTGGCTTCACAGGCCGATGATATGTGGCGCGATGCGCGCTGGGCTATCTCCGACATTCGCGGCACCGTGCGCAATACAGCGGAGGCGTTCTGATGAAAGTCAAAGCATTGCAGGGCGACACGGTAGATCTGTTATGTCAGCGGCACTACGGCACCACGCAGGGCGTGACTGGGGCAGTGCTCGCCGCTAACAAAGCGCTGGCCGGTCAGATCTTTCTCGACGCCGGCCAGGTGGTGGAGCTGCCGGAAATCAGCGCCACCGCGACACAGGAGACCGTGCAGCTATGGACTTAATCAACCGCATCTGGAATGGCGTGACGTACTCCTGGTCAACGCTGCTGACCAGCATCGGCGTGATGACGCAAAAGGACTGGCTGGCCGCCATCGGCGTGCTGATCGGTATCGCTGCCGCCGTGTTCGGTGAGCTGCATCGTCGTCGCATGGCGCGCATTCAGGAGACTAACAACACGTTGCTGAACGAACTGATCGACGCCATCCGCGACGACACCGAGAACCGCCAGGACGTGAAAGAGCTTATCCGCAGCATCCGGGGAGCGCAGCGATGAAAAAACGCATTATTGCCTGCTCAACCGCCGCGATCATCTCGCTGGCCGCCACGCTGTGGCCGCAGGCGCTGCGAACCAGCCCGGAAGCACAGCAGAAGATGGCGAAGTACGAGGACTGTCGCAAAACCCCGTACTACTGTCCGGCGGGCGTGCTGACGGTGGGGATCGGCTCCACCTCAAAGGTGGAAAATCGCCAGTACGCCGAGGGTGAGATCGCCGAGCGCTGGGTTAACGATTTAATGCGTGCCGAAAAATGTACCAACCGTGAGTTTAACGGCGCCGCTGCACCGCAGAAGGTTTTTGAAAGCATGACTGACGCTAATTTTAACGTCGGCTGCACCGGTCTGGGTTGGTACACCAACAGCAAGAGCCAGAAGGTGCGAACCACTCTCTGGCGCCACGCGCAGGCCGGTAACTGGCGGGGTGTCTGTGACCGACTGACGGACTTTGTGAACTCCAGCGGCAAGCGATCGCAAGGACTGGTTAACCGCCGGGAAGATTTCCAGGCGTGGTGCCTGTCTGATCCGGCGCTGAAGGGGGCGAAATGAAAGCGATAGCTATTCTTGCCATCGTGATGTTTGCCCTGCTGATTGCCGCCGTCAGCGGCCTTGCGTGGCAAAGCCATAAGCGCGAACAGGCAGAGAAATCACTGACCGACACCCGCAAAGAACTGAAACAGACCGGCGATGTGCTGACCGAGGTCAGGGCGCTACGCCAGGACGTCAATCAGGTTGAGGCCGGGCTGAAGAAACTCAACCAGCAGCGCACCGCAACGGGAGAGCACCGACGTGAAAACATCAAAACCGCACTGGCCGGTAACGGCTGCGCCGTGGATCCTGTGCCTGTTGCTGGCGCTGACAGCCTGTACCAGCGAGCCGAAGAAGTCAGCGCCGCAGATTATTCAGGAGCCCTTACCCGAAAGCCTGACGGCAAAAACTGACGTCCCGCCGCCGCCGGCCAGGCCGATGACGTGGGGCGGGCTGGCTGTCTGGACGGATTCATTACTTGACGCGCTGGATACCTGTAACGCCGATAAGGCGGGGATCCGTGAGCTGGAACTACGGCGTATCGCCAGGGGGATAAAGTGAAAAAAGCTGAACTGCTGCGTGCCGCGCTGATCGCCGGTAACACCTGGTGCAAAGCCAACCCGGAACAAATCACGGTCTGGGTGGAGAAGGGCCATATCCAGATCGAAGCGACCGGCGAAGCGTCGTTCATGTACCACTACACCATTCAGGTGCTGGCGATGGATTTTCCCGGCCAGATTGATGATCTCATGCTGCCGCTACTGGCGTGGGTATGGCAGCAGCAGCCCGATCTGCTGCTGAATCCCGACAATAACCGCAAGGTGGAATTTGACGCGGATATCGTCAACGACGACGTCGCCGACATTCTGTTTAAGGTACCGGTCTGGGAGCGCGTCATAGTGACAAACAGCAATGGCGCGCCGAAGGCGGAGCATCTGGCCGAGTCTCGTCCCCGCTTTAACGGCGGCGAGTGGGAAATGGTCTTTAATCCGGAATCCGGGGGCTCACTGGTATGAGCAATAACGACGCTTTGTTTCAGCAGCTTGACGAGGTGTTTGCGACCATCCTGTCGGGCATGTCTCCGGCCGGGCGCCAGCGTACCGCCCGCACTATCGGAACCACACTGCGCCGGAGCCAAAGCCAGCGTATCGGCAGACAGGAGGCGCCGGACGGGGCGAAGTACCCGCAACGCAAACAGCGGATACTGCGTGCGCAGGCGGGCATGCGTTTTATCTGGCAGGGGGAAACCCGCCAGTTGCGCAACTGGCGGGCCACTCGCGGACGCCACGGGCGCATGCTGACCGGCTTTGATATCGACAGAGGGGATATGCGCTCGTTTTATCGCGAAGATATTGAACGCTACCTCGATATCAGCTTCAGACCAGCCAGCCGGAATACGACCAAACGAGAGCAGATGTTTCGCCGTCTGCGTACCGCTCGTTTTCTTAAAACCAGCGCCACGCCTGACGGTGTTGAGGTGGGGTATTCCGGCGTGGCGGCGCGTATTGCCCGCGTCCATCAGTTCGGCCTGCGCGACAAAGTCAACAGCAGCGGCGCGATGGCGACGTATCCCCGCCGTGAATTGCTGGGCCTGAGTAAGGCCGACCGCATGGCGATAGCCCGTCAGGTGATCGACTCGCTGGGGGGGCGCTGATGGATCTTGCTGAGCTGATTCGCCTGCTGGAGAACATTGTGCGAACCGGCACGGTGACGGAGATCGACGAGGGCAAATGGCGCGTTCGCGTGCAAAGCGGTGAACTGGAAACCACCTGGCTGCGCTGGAACGCACAGCGCGCCGGTGCGTTTAAAGTCTGGGTACCGCCATCCATCGGCGAGCAGGTCTGGTTCCTGTGCCTGGGCGGCAACACCGACGTCGCCTTTATCGGCGGTAGCCTGTACAGCGACGACAACCCGGCACCGGGCGCATCGCGTAATGAGATGGTGATGACCGCTCCGGACGGGGCGAAGTTTCGCTACGACGCGGAAGCGGGCGCATTGCAGGTGAAGGGCATCAAATCTGCCGTGATTGAGGCGTCAGTCAAAATCACGCTGGACACGCCGGAGGTGGAGTGTACCAACCTGCTGACCACCAAAAATCTGAACGTCACCGAAGGCGGTGAGATGCGCGGCGATATCACCCACACCGGCGGAGCGTTCAAATCTAACGGCGTACAGGTGGATGATCACAATCACGGCGAAGTTGAGCGCGGTGGCGACTGGACGGTGGGCACAAAATGACAGAACGCTATCGCGGTATGAATGCCGCAGGCACCGGCACTCTGACCGACGAGGATCATGTGTGGCAGTCGGTTAACGACATTCTGCTGACGCCGGTTGGTAGTCGCCTGATGCGTCGTAACTACGGCTCACTGTGCCCTGATCTTATCGACAGCCCGCAAAACGACGTCACCCGCCTGCAACTGATGAGTGCAGCGGTAATCGCGCTGGCGGCGTGGGAGCCGCGCATTGTGCTGGATACGATCAACGTGACGTACTCCGCCAGTGGTGCTGTGACCGCTGAGCTGTCCGGCATGCTGACCGAAACGATGGAAAAGAGCACCCGAGCGGTGACGTTAAAGGGGGATGCCAATGCCAACAATTGACCTGTCGCAGTTGCCATCGCCGACCATTATCGAGGCGCTGGACTTCGAGACCATCCTCGCCGACGTCAAGGCGGTGATGGTGGCCGCGTTCCCGGAGGATCAGCAGGCCGCTGTTGCGGCAGCGCTGACACTGGAATCCGAGCCGTTAACCATCATCGCTCAGGCGATGGCGTACCGTGAGCTGCTGCTACGCCAGCGCATCAACGAAGGGGCGGCCGCCTGCATGCTGAGTCATGCCACTGGCGACGATCTGGACAATATCGCCGCCAATCTGGACACGGAGCGCCTGGTTATCACCGCAGCGACCGATACGGCGGACGCAGTAACGGAAGGTGATGAAGCCCTGCGCCTGCGCGCGCAGGCCGCGTTTGAGGGGATGAGCGTTGCCGGGCCGTCTGCGGCGTATGAGTATTTTGCCCGCAGCGCCAGCGGCCAGGTCTCTGACGCGCGGGCAACCAGCCCGTCGCCGGCTGAAGTGGTGGTGGCGGTACTGTCCACTGAAGGGGATGGCACCGCGTCGGCGGCGCTGCTGGCCGCTGTCGCCGCCGCTGTCAACGATGAGGAAGTCCGCCCCCTGGGGGACAGAGTCACGGTGCAAAGCGCGGAGATTGTCGAGTATGACATTGACGCTACGTTGTACCTCTATCCTGGCCCGGAGTCGGAGCCGATTATTAATGCAGCGATGGCATCACTTAAAGCGTTCCTTGCCGACAACGACAAGAAAATAGGCCGCGATATCGTGCGATCTGCTATCTCGGCGGCCCTGCATGTGCAGGGGGTGCAACGCGTGGTGATTAATACACCGGCGGACGATCTGCAGATCGATAACACCCAGGCGGCACGCAATACCGGTTACACCGTGGACAACGGCGGAACAGATGAATAACTCACTGCTCCCCCCGTCTTCCACCACCTGGCTTCGCAGCACAGAGGCGGCTACCGTCAGATTGTCAGCGATTACGGTAGCCCTGCGCACCTTGTGGACGCCGACCAGCTGCCCGGTCGATTTACTGCCGTATCTGGCCTGGGCGCTGTCGGTAGACCGGTGGGACAAAAGCTGGCCCGCCGCTAAAAAAGTGGCAGCGATTCAACGGTCGTACTGGCTGCATCGCCGGAAAGGTACCCGCGCCGCCGTGCGACGGGTGATTGAAGATATGGGGTTTTCTGCCACGTTCGCGGAATGGTTCGACGTCGGCGATGAACCGGGCACCTTCCGGCTTGAAGTGGATGTTAACGAGGTCGGACTGACGCCGAAAACACTGGATGAGTTAAACCGCCTGATTGGCGATGCAAAGCCGGTGAGCAGACACCTGGCACAGTTAACCATAGTGACCCGCTCAAAGGGCACTGCGTGGGCGGGCGCTGCGTTATTCGACGGCGAAATTATTACCGTTTATCCGGCTGGGTATCAGCCGGACGAAAGCATTCACTATGACGGCATAGCGTATTACGACGATAACTATCATTACTCAGGGGATTAACTGAAATGCCTTCAATCACTGAAAATTCGCAATGGGAAAATATTATTCCCTTAATTACCCGCGCGGATAAAGTAGAGGGCGGAAGCGCGGGCCTGATTAATGTTCAGACCCGTATACTGGCCGACCGCACCACGTACCTGAAAGAGCAGCTCGACGCCTATAATGGCCTGCTGAGATCAGGTGACCTGCCATTTACCGATAAAATAGCGGCTCAGAGCGCCATCACTGCCGGAAAGATACCTGATGGCGGGATTTTCTCCGTGCGCTCAGATAACCCTCTCTACTGGGCGGAAGAGTGCAAAAACGTATCGGGATCCGTTATTTCAACCGGGAAGTATTTACCCGCTGACCAGACGCTGCGTCGGTCTAATATTCTGTTCGATGCGTTTAATGAGCAATCAGCCTCAGATCTTAAGTTTGGGGGATGGGACTGGTATCGCGGGGCAGCAGTTACGTTCAGCTCGTCAGATACTGATATCCCGCTGCCGACCCCGGTGGCTCAGTATTCTGGCGTGTGGTCTGCTGATAAATACTACGAACTCGCCCGCCTGCCGGTCAAAGCCGGAGACCAGGTTACATTTTCAGTGCTGGCCTGGTTCCAGAATGCGGGGAGTAAATTTCATATTTTCTGGATGGCTGCTAATGGCACTGTGATTTCGTCCAGATCACAACTGGCGTTGTCTGCCGGCATTAACACCCCCGTATTAACCGACATTATTCCTGCTGACGCCTCATATGTCAGGATCCGTGTGGAAAATACCACCGCTGGCGTTTTTAAGGTCGGTGCCTATGCCGCCTCCCGTGGCGTTATCCCGCCGGAGTTTGTCCGGGCCACGCCGGACAAAACTTATCTGTCAGCCGTCATATCATCCGGGATTTCGGGGCTAACATCACGCGTTGATGCGCTACAGGGCGCTATCTCTGTCGGCTATGCCTACGCGGCGACCTGGCAAACCGGGAAGTTTATCAACCCCAATACCGGCGTTGTGACTGATAACACCGCCCTGAACTGCGCCATCATTCCACACAGTGACGGGGATGGCTGGCTGGTTACGGCGCTGGTCACAGGCTCTGCCACTGCCCTGGCTGTGTACATGAATGCGGCGGGAACGGTGCTGGGAGTGGAGGGGCGCGGGACGACAACGCCGCAGCAATTTACCAGTTACCGCCTTAACGTCCCGTCGGGAACCACGCAGATCGGTATCACGGGCCGTAATTCGGCTGAGATGTCTGTTAAAAAACTGGCGGTCGTCGAGACGGCAACCGTTCTGGAAAATATCGACTCTCTGGAACTGAGGACGCAGGCAATTGAAGACTCTCTGGTTTACGATTTCGTGAAACAGGATGTATCAATTACTTCTGGTGCATATATAAACCGGGCTACCGGTAGCGTTGTGGTTAACGCAGCATTCGACTGCGCTGTGTTTGACTATACCCCTGGTGATCGCTGGAAAGTCACGGCCCGCGTGAACGGCAGCGGGGTTTCACTGGCGGTCTACACCAACAGTGCGGGCACCGTCATCGGGACGGAGGTTGCCGGCACGACGGAATCGGTGGACTACACCGACTATGAACTGACGCCGCCCTCAGGTACGGCAAAAATCGGCATCACCACCCGTATCGCTGTCCCCATTATTGCCAAAAAATATGTTGTTGTTCCCGGCGGCAGCACAGTCAGCCCGTGGTCAGGGAAAATCATTGATGTGATGGGTGACAGCAACGTCGCATACAACAAGTGGCAACCCCTTGTCGCTGCAGAGCTGGGATGTTCATTCCTGAACCATGGTATCGGTGGTTCGAAAATCGCCAAACCGGACAGCTCATCGACACAAATCAGCATGTGTGATGATGTGCGAATTAATGCCCTGGACACATCGGCGGCGGCGTGGATTTGCGGCCCGTGGGGGACAAACGACTGGGCGCAAAATATTCCGATTGGAAGTATCACCGACGCAGTGAATACAACAGTTTACGGTGCGCTGAATATCATTGCTCAGAAGCTGCGTGCGCGCGCACCAACAAAACCTATCCTGTGGGCCACGCCGTTCAATGGCGACTATGATTCGCCACGCTCAGCGGCATGGGTTGACGGTGAAACAAACGGATATGGGCGGGTTTCTGACTATGCTGCAGCTATTCGCGCCGTGGCATTGCGATACGGTTTCCCGTTGATAGATTTGAACGCCGATTGCGGCTGGACGAAGTTCAACAGTACCAGTTTTTTGCTGACGGAAGGGGATTCAAACCTGTCCCGAATCCACCTCAATGCAGGTGCGGGGCCGGCACGAATATCGGCGCTGGTTATTGACCGTCTTAATTCCCTTGAGCAGTTTGCCGTCTGAGACTGACGGCACAAGGATACCTGCACCGGCGCGATTCAGATGCGCCGGTTTTCCGGAAGCAGAACAACGAAAAGAGAGGGCGCGGTGAGCGAGAAATTTTACACAGTCCTGACTGAGCATGGTGAAGCCGCGTTCGCTCAGGCCATTGTGACAGGCGTACCTGTCAATATTACCGAAATGGCCGTCGGAGACGGCGGGGGCGCTCTGCCTGAATTTGATAAAACAAAAACCGGGCTGGTCAATGAAGTCTATCGCGCCCGCGTCAACAGAGTGGTTATTGTTGACGATGCCGCGAATGTTATCCGTACCGAGCTTATCATCCTGCCTCAGGCTGGCGGATTCTGGCTGCGCGAGGCGGCACTTTATGATGACAATGGCCTCTGCCTGGCGATCGGCAATATGCCTGAATCCTACAAACCGCAGTTAGCCGAGGGATCAGGTCGTTATCAGTCGGTCAATCTGTGGATAGCGGTCAGCAGCACCGCCGCAGTAAAAATCACAACAGACGCGTCGGCAATACTGGCGAGCATTGAGGAAGTTGACCGGGTTAAATCTGAGCTGAAAGATTATACCGATGAGGTGGCGGGTTCGATCAATATCGATACACAGCAGGCCATCAAAGCCGCTATCGAGGCAGCAAAGCGCGATTTCTGGGAAGACGACAATCCCGTTGGCACGGTGAAGTTTTACGCGCAAAACGTCAATCCGAACGATCGCTATCCGTGGTCGCAATGGGTCTACACCGGCGAAAACAAAACGATCCGCGTCGGAAAAGCAGACGGCTCAAACGTAGGTACTGCTGGCGGCAGCGACACTGTCACAATTCAGCGCGCTAACCTGCCCGCAGAGCAAATCGGTATCAGCGGGGCAACCAGTGATGAAGCGGCACAGGAACTGACAACCTCAGAGAGCGGCAATCACACACATGGTGGCGTGCCAAGCAGGGTGAACCCGTGGGAGATTGGTGGCGATATCAGACAGCAGTTCAACCCGGCGAACCTGGGCGAAACCGACGCAGCGGGAAACCATAACCATACAGTGACCGTCCCTGCGCACAATCATACCGTGTCAGGTAATACAGAGAATCTCGGGAGTGGTCAGGCGCTCAGTGTGGTCGAGGCCCACACCCTGCTGATGTGCTGGGCGCGGGTGGCGTAGTATCGAGTACCGTCAAAATTAACAGTGCTACAGGTCGTCAGAAGTGGCGGTGCGGTACCCACATAGTCAGGAATGGCGATGCTTGCCGGTAGTGAAAGCCCCTCAGGTGAGGGGCTTTTTTGTAGGTTAAAACAGGCTATTGAGGGAGTTTGAAACGGAGTTAACGGCTTTGGTTGCGCTGGTCTTCAGATCATCCAGCACATCACTGACCGAAGACGTCTGTAGCTTCTCGCGAAAATCCGCATCGGCGCGACTGAGGCTTATCGTGAACTCAATCTTTTTAGGGTTGCCGTAGCGATCGAACTCCGTTTTTCCCCGCTCCAGGCGCGTCATGACGTACATTCCATAAATCTGCCCGTCACCTTCAATCAGCGGCCAGGGGCGACCGGCAAAGCCGATGGTCTCCAGTGCCGACAGCGACCACCGTCCGCCGGTGATTTCCGGGTAGAGCACACCATCAAGGGTGATCGTATCGTCACTGGGCCCGATGTACTGCCAGCTCGCCGACTGATTAACCCGGTCATTCTTAACGTGGCGCCACTCCTGCGAGTGGCGCAACTGCTGATATGGGACAGTGCGCAGCGTAAAAACAAACATCCCGAATACCATCATCATAAAACCTCCTTACTCCCGATCGCGGAATGAGCCACGGTTAGTTTTGCGGGTGCCGGCCATCACATCGCGCACGGCGTTGCGAACCATCTTTTCCAGCTCCTGATCCGAGCGTTTGCCGACGTCGTTAAAGACCAGCTGGAAGAACGGCGCCGCACCCGAAGCCGCGGCGACCGGCGCAGAAGTCGCCCCTTGCGTCGCTGTCGGCACCGACAGAACGCCGCCGGCTGCAGCCGCAGACACGCGCGGCACCGGTTGCGGAATAACCCGAGCCTCCTGATAAGCCCCACGCAGCGCAAGCGCACGCGGCAGGTTTTTAAAGACAATGTCGCCGGGGCCAATTTTCTTCGTGTTGTTGGCTGTTGCCTTCGTGTTATCAGCGATGCTGTTCAGGCGTCGCAGAGTGCCATTATCACCTGTGATGACTGGAGGTTTATCGCCGGCAGGCTTGTACACCTCTGCTTTCCCTAACGGGAGTTGATGCCCAGCCAGCGCTGCCGCAGAGGCTTCAAGCTCCCGCTGTGCCTTATCAGCCTGTTGCCTGGCTTTGTCTATCCCGTCAGGGATGAGATCCAGCTTCTTAAGTAGCCAGTCCACGCCGTTCATGAGTTGCTGAAGCGGCCACAGCAGAACGCTAAGCGCGGTACCCATGACCCGCCCGAATGTCTCCCCGGCAGAGGCGCATTTATCCAGCGTCTCTTTGCTGGTCTGCATCGGCGTTAACAGGTTTTTGAACCACTCCCAGACGGCCTTAATACCGCTACCCAGAGCGGAGAAGACGGGCGCCAGCGAAGAAAAGGCGCTCCTGAGCGGCGTCAGTGCCTGCCATACGCCAGCAAAGAACCCGGAGAAAAACGCCTTGATAGGCTCCCAATACCGCCAGATCAGCAGCCCCGCCGCAACAAACGCAGCACCAATCAGCCCGATCGGGCTAAGCAGGAAAGACAGCGCCCCGCCCAGCACTGATACTGCACCGGTGATCATTCCCCAGAGCGCAGGGAGGCCGGTTAGCCTGAGCATCAGTATGGCAAGATTTTTACCCAGAGACGCCAGCGCCGCACCCGGGGCCAGAAACGCACCCATTAACCCGGCCCGAATGGCGGGCATGAGAGCGGAGACTCTTCCGAAACCGGATGCGATACCTGATATAACGACGGGCCAGCCGCGCATGCTTGCCATTACCGGGCCAGCGACAGTACCCAGGGTGCGGAATGCGGCAACGGTGCCGAGAATGCCGCGACCACCGGTTAGCACCGTGAAGCCAAGCTGTAGTTTAGCCAGTGGGCCAATCAGAATACCGACAGCAAGCGAGAGCGCGCCAACAGCGACAGTCAGCGCCAGCGCGCCGCCCGCAACAAGCAATAGGGTCTGGGCGATACGCGGGTTGGTTTTAACCCATTCGCTCGCCACTGTAATCGCATCACTTAAACCTTTTGTTAATTTACGAAGCGGACCATCAATAGTTTCTTCAACCTGAATACGAAACCCCTCCCACGCGCTATCAAGGTTTTTAAGATCGCCGCTCAGATTGTCAGCCATTTTTTTAGCGACGGCGGATGCCTCCCCTCCCGCACCCTTAAGTTCGCGAACGAGCTTTTGCAGCTCCCCACTTCCAGCGCCAGCAACCAGCGTTTGCAGGCCAACAAAAGCTTCTTCCCCGGCGATATCTTTAAAAAAGCTGACCTGATCAACCTGTCCGTATTTTTTAGTCGTCTTGTAGAGGTCGGAAAGAATGGTTTCTATTGGCCGCATTTTGCCACTGGCATCAGATACTGATACGCCAAGCTGCTTTAATGCCTTTGCCGCTCCAGCTGTGGGGGACGCGAGTCGGGCCAGCGAGGCACGCATAGCCGTACCAGCATCACTACCGCGAAGTCCGTTGTTAGCCAGAATCCCCGCCATACCGGCAGCTTCCTCCAGGCTGATACCCAACTTTGACGCCACGGGCCCGGCGTATTTCATTGTGTCGCCAAGGCTTCGCAGGTCCGTATTTGTACGGGTAAACGCAGCCGTCAGCACATCACTGACACGATCCATTTCACCGGCAGGGAGGGTAAACTGGGAAAGAATGTTTGAGCCAATATCGGCACTTTCGCCCAGCTCCATCCCACCGGCCAGCGCCATATTCAGCACGCCGGGTAAGGCCGCCTGGATTGATTGGGGAGTGAAGCCGGCCATCGCGAGGAACGCTTGACCACTTGCGGCGTCGCGGGTGGTAAACGCCGTTTCAGCACCAAGTTTTTTCGCCTGCGCACGCAATGCCGCAAGTTGAGCGTCGCCTTTATCAAGTCGGGTCAGCGCCTGAACGCGGGACATTTCCTCATCAAAGCCAACTGCGGGAGCCAAAAAACGCCCGCCAGCATATCCGGCAGCACCCGCGCTCACTATCGCCATCGTGCCGCCGCCGCGCAACTTGGCGCCGGCGTCTTTTGCCTTCTCATAGCTGGCCTGCGCGCGCGTCACCGCCGCGAGGCGCTGCCGCTCGCGCTCAAGCATCTGGTTGTATTGCTCGGTTCGCCGGATGGCAGATTGCACCGCACCGCTACCGGCATTGAGGTTAACGCCATGCTGGCGCACTGCCTGTCCGGCCGCGCGTAGTTGGGTGGTCTGTTTGTTATAAGCGTCCGTCAGACGCGAGAGTTTATTCCGCAGCGTTTCAAGCCGCGCAGTCTGCGCTTCGGTAAGCTGCCCGCCTTCGCGTTGCTTCTGATTGAGACCATCAAAGGCACGTTGGGTGCTTCTGAGTTTTTGCGCGGTGTCGTTGGCCTGTGAGCGCAACTTGTCGAAAGACGACGCGCTTTTTTCCAGGTCTTTGATAGAAGACTGTGTTTTTTTGAGGGAGTCCGAAAGGCCGCCAATCGCTTTACTGGCGGCACTGACCGGGCGGGTGAGCTTATCAATGGCGCTGAACGCAACGCGAATACTAAGATCCATCGTCGTCATCCTCCTGTTCATGGTTGCCGCTTCTGATGGCCGCCTTCTCGCGCCAGGCCATCAGCTCGCGCAGCTCCATGCCGTACATCTCGGAGGGCGGCCAGTGAAAAATAACTGCAATGTCGGCGATCAAATCGTCGACGTCAGAAAATACCGCCTCTCTTATTCGCTCCCCGTCTCCGCCCCGTTCGGTACGGACGGCGCCGGTTTCGTCAAAAAAGGCGTGATCTCTTCACAGAGCGCGGTGAAGTCACCGGTTGCCAGCGCGGCAATTTCGGTACTGGTCAGCTGCGGACTGGTGGTGCGCGCCAGCAGGGTGGAGACCGCATCAAAATCGAAGTTGAGCACGTCAACCAGACGCAGACCACGCAGCGATCCTGCCTGTTTGATGGTATCGGTGATTGTGATGGTGATAATTTCCTGATCGCCACGCTTAACCGGCTTACTGAGAATAACGGACATAGCATTTTCTCCGGGCGGCCAGCAGACCGCCTTAAAGGTGAGTAAAAAGGGTTATCAGCTGCCGAGGCCCAGCGCCGACATAATGCGATCCGGGTAGAGATTCTCCCCGTTGCGCTTGTAGATAAAGTTCAGCAGGTCGATCTCCAGCAGCGCCTTATCGTCCACTGACAGCTTGTAGTAGGTGTTTTTGATGGCGTAGGTGTGGTTGGTATCATCACCCTGTTTCGCATCACCCGGATCGATTTCGGTGATACGTCCGCGCATCTCAACTTCCAGTAGCGAGCTGGTACCGCCACTGTAAAACTCGCCGACAAAGCGCAGGCGCATTTCGTCGATATCGCCGCCATATTTCAGGATCAGCTCTTCGACCACACCGCCGACAATCATCGACGCATCCAGCGCGCCGGAATCCAGCCCCAGATCGACGGCCACCGAACCGAGCATACCGCCACCCTGGTAATCTTCGGTCTTGCGGGTCACTTTCGGCAACGTCACGCTGGGGACTTTGCCGATATGGTTCACGCCGTCCACAAAGACGGTGAACAACCGGAGTTTTTTAGGAATAGCCACTATTCACCTCCCAGCGATGCAAACGCCGATTCGTAATACTGATCCGTGAACGTCTGGATCATCGTCAGGTCTTCCAGCGGCGGTACCGGGCTGTAGTTGTAGCGCACGATAGCTTTACCCTGCCGCAGGCCAACGGTTGGGTTATCGACGATATCAAACCAGCACGCTGCACCAATCAGCTTGCCCGCCGTGACCAGCGCCTGAAGTTTGGCGTTAATCCCGCTCACCACGTCTTTCACGTTCGCCGGGGTTAGCGGGGTATCCACGGTGGTGAACTGCGCTTCTGCGATACTGTCCGCCAGGATCTGCGCGGTTCGCGTGTACACCTCGAAAATGAATTCTTCGGTGTCGGTGGTGCGGTTGCCCCAGAATCGGAAGCCGTCGCGCTTAATCAGCGTGGTGATCTCGTTGGCGTTCAGCTCGTTGGCGTCGGAGTCTTCCGCCTGCAGCGCCCAGAACACGTCCTTCGCAATCCCCAGCACGTTCTTGACCGGCACGTTAGACAGTGATTTATGCCAGCCCTGCTCGTTGTCGATCAGCGCCCGCAGACCCAGCGCATATGCCACTGCGGGAAATTCTTCATTGGCGCCGGTCAGCGGGTTGTAGGCGATGAAGTTCGGCCAGATCAGCATTCCCTCGCGCTCCGCAAACGTCTCGCGGTAGGTTTTTGCCTCCGCAATGGTGTCGCAGCCGTCGCAATAGCTGTATGAGAACGCCCGCAGCTGCTTCGCGATAACCCGCAGCTGCGCGGTCACTTCGGCGGTGTCGTACTCCGGAATGCCGAGAATGCGAGGGCGATAGCCGGTTTTCTGCTCCGCCGTCAGAAAGGCAAACATACCGGTGTAGCTGCCGTCTGCCTGCGTGCCGCCGATAATCAGCTGTGACTGTGTCGGGTCGTTCTCGCCGGTTCCGGCCTTCGCCACGCGTACAACGATCACGCGGGTGCTGACCTGGTCGGAAATAGCTTTCAGTGATTTGTAAAGCGAACCGGTTTTACCTGCCTTGCCGAGCACGCTGATAACCCGCGTCACCAGCACCGGGGTGTTAAGTGGAAAAGTGAGAGGGTCGGCGTCTTCAGCTACCGCAACCAGACCAATGACCGTTGAATCAATGTCATTGATCGCGGTCTGGAGGTCGGTATTTTCCTTGACGCGCGCCCCGTGAAAAAAGTTGTCGGTCATACTCTACCGCCATCATGTTGAGTGAGTTCGCGGTCATCATCGCCGGGATGGCGGGCCGCTGTCGTGCCTTCAGGGTTGTGACCGGTCTGTCACAACAAAAAGCCATCGCCAGTATCGCGCGCGCATGAAACCATCAACGGCGGGGGAATGCATATGGCACTGACGACAGACACTATCGACAAAGCAAAAGCGCTACTGGACGAAGGGGCACAGCGATTCCAGGACTATCAGTCCGAACTGTCGCGCGTACCGGCCTTCAGTATCCTGATGGGCGGCAAAGCACTGACGCAGCTGGATCCGCGCATTATTTCGCTGGAGCTGACCGACAATCGCGGATTTGAGGCCGACGAGCTGACCATTGCTATCGACGACAGCGACGGATTGATCGAACTGCCGCCGCGTGGTGCTGAGCTGTCGGTGTCGCTGGGGTGGCAGGGTGAACCGCTGGTTTACAAAGGGGTTTATACCGTTGACGAGGTCGCCCACTCGGGGCCGCCGGACAGACTGGAGATCACCGCCCGCAGTGCAGATTTTCGGCATGAGTTTAACGTCAAGCGCGAGGTGTCATGGCATGACGTGACGGTTGAGCGCATCGTGTCAGCCATCGCCAGGCGTTACAAACTGACGCCGGTGATTTCCGGGCAGCTGATGAGCGCTGAGATTGACCACGCCGACCAGACTCAGGAAAGCGATATGTCATTTCTGACGAGGATGGCCGACCTGCTGGGGGCTATTGCCACCATTAAAAACGGCAGTCTCCTGTTTATCCTGCCGGGTGGTGGCGTCAGCGCGAACGGCAAAGCCCTGCCGCAGTTTGCGATCACCCGTTCCAGTGGCGACCGGCACTCCTTCCGCATCGCCGACCGTGACGCTTACACCGGCGTGCAGGCGTACTGGCTGGATCTGGAGTTTGGCAAAAAGAAAAAAGTCACCGTTAAAGCCCGTAAGAAAAAGACCCAGAAAAAGCCGCGCAGCAGCGCGAGGGAAGGGGATTATATCGCCGGTGAAGACGGTAACGTTTTTGTGTTGCGGACAACGTACAGCAGCGAGACCGCCGCGCAGCGGGCCGCTGCGGCAAAGTGGCAGCAGCTCAAGCGCGGCGCTGCTGAATTTACTATGACGCTGGCCTATGGCCGCGCAGATCTGTACCCGGAGATGCACGGCACGGTATCGGGATTCAAGACGGATATGAATAATCAGGACTGGATAATTGCGAAGGCCACGCACACGATCGATGAGGGTGGATTTAAAACACAACTGGAGCTTGAAGCGAAAATACCTGAATGGATTGCAGAAAGTGAGAGTTAACGGCCATAATATGAGCGAGTTCAACTCCCGCCCGGGAGGCCATCATGTTCAAGTGTCCTATTTGCGGTGCCGTTGCCAAAACGCGCACCAGTCGCTCGTTAAGCAATACCACGGTTCGGCATTATCACCAGTGCCAGAATTTTGAATGTAGTATCACTTTCACCACGCTCAACAGCGTTGAAAAGCTGGTCACTAAGCGTGGCCATCGCGAAAAGTTGCCACCAGGCTTTATCCCCTCCGATGCATTCCCCGCATCGCATTACGGCAACGATCAGCTTAGTTTTGCTATATGAAAAAGCCCCGCCGATGCGGGGCTTTGTTATTCGTCTTTTTTGTGGCGGATTACTACCGCACCAAGCTTATCAATGAGCCGCTCACAGGCCTCAACATCCTTAACATTCCGGAGTTTGACGATAGCCGACTTAGGTTCCTCATCACGAGTACCAAGATGCAATTCTATTTCAATGTCGTTTCGATTAAGCAAACCCATTAGTGACCCCGCTACGCTCTTAACTTGAGTGGCAAGCTCGAAGACGAGGTTTAGTTTACTTGGCGCGTCGGATGACAGGCAAGTGAGTCGAGCAATATTTAAACCATCAGCACCAAAGTGTTGCTCGATGGAAGGAATTAAGTCTGCGGGGCAAAAGAAATTGATCCCCCCAAACATCGCCGTATGCAATGGTGCGCCTTCAAACTCCTGCAT